TATGAGTTGTATCACCCTGAGCATTCATGGATGGCTAGTCACTTTGACTTCATTAGTGCTGATGGCACGACACTGGTCGAGGTGAAGAACTACAACCAATCAAAGAGGAATCAATACGATGCTGAAATCGGTCTTATGGCACCGGCGGACAGAGCGCAAGTTGTACACGAGGCTACGGTACACAGGGTACAGCGTTGTGTACTTGCAGTGCTGTTTGGAGGTCAAGAACTGGTACTTATTGACAAAGCAATATCTGACAGTGAGAAAGACGCGCTCATACAACTGGAAAGCCAACTATGGGCCTCAATACAGACAAACACGCCTCCAGAAGCCAGCACAGTGGATTCGGCACGAAGGTTATTTCCTACCTCGACAACTCAAGCCGTGGTCGCCACCTCTCACCTGGAACAAGCCTGCCAGCAATTAAAGGCCATCAAGACGCAGATCAAGCAATTCGAGGAAGCTGAAGAGAAATTGCAAGGGTATATCCAAGGGCAGATGAAAGAAGCAGGCTCACTCATTACGTTTGACGGCAAGGTGCTTGCAACATGGAACTCAGCCAAAGGTTCTAAACGCTTTGATCCAAAGCTATTGCAAGCAGAGATGCCTGAAGTCTATGAGCGTTACGTTATTGAACAACCTGGCTCACGGAGGTTTTTAGTCAAATGAGCAATCTAGTCGATCCAACAAAACTTGATCAGTCGATCATTGATTCAATCGTACTCAGAGGAGACTTGAGTGGACTCAAGGAAGAGCAACTCACCGGATACTACAACTACCGATGCCAGCAAGTCGGCCTCGATCCTTCAGCGAAGCCGTTCGATCTTCTTGTCTTGTCAGGAAAGAAGGTCTTGTATGCGAATGCTGGGGCCACACAGCAACTCAGCAATCTGCATGGACTGTCCACTGCGATCACTAACAGGGAGCGAGTTGAGAATGTGTATCTTGTATCTGTCCGATGCACTGGCAAAGATGGACGAAGCTCTGAAAATCAGGGAGCAGTTGACATCTCAGGTCTTTCTGGTGAAAAGCTAGCTAATGCCTTAATGAAGGCTACAACCAAAGCCATACGCAGGACTGTACTTGCTCATTGCGGACTGGGGATGCTTGATGAAACTGAACTCGACACTATCCCGACTAATCAATATCAGAAGGTCGATATGCCGGTTGCTACGCCTCTACAACCGCTTGCTGAGGTCATTGAAGGTAAGTACAAGGTATTAGTCCCTGAAGGCGATAAGAGCAAGGTTTACAGCTCTCACCAGGATGAAATGCAGTGGCAGGATAACTTCTTTGGTTTGATCGGCAAGATCGCTGACAGCAAGAAGATGACGACTGAGGAGAAGAACGCCAAATTGGCGTCACTCTTTCGGGTCAACCACGAAACCATCGATAACTTTGGCGGGGTTGCAGCCATTGCATTCAAGAAGCGCTGTCACGATCATGCGGTCGAGGGTTTTGTCGCAAAAAAGGTAGTGACTCTGGAGGCGGAGGAAGAGGTAGTGTTCGATTGACGCAGACGCAGGCAGTGCTTGAGCGTTTGCAACAAGGAACGCTCACGCAACTGCAAGCCTATGCAGAGATTGGTTCAACAAGACTTGCAGCCAGAGTCGAAGAACTAAGAAAGCAAGGTCACACCATCGTGACACACACAATTAACCGTAATGGCAAATCCTTTGCCGAATATCAACTAGTGAGGAAATAATGGGTTACGAACAACAGCAAGGCAGTGGCGTACTTTTCACCGTTAAAGAGAAGAAGTCTGACAAAGCACCAGATTGGTCAGGAAGTTTCACCTGCGATCAGGCTTACAAGCCTGGTGATGTGATCAAACTGTCAGCATGGACAAAGCGTAGTGCTTATGGCGATCTGATCTCGATCAGGGTGAATAACTTCGTACCAGGTCAGCCTGCAAAGCAAGGCCGTGAGGTGAGCTATCAAGACGATGACAGTGTGCCGTTCTGATGTTATGCCCCAAGTGCGCCGAACGTGGTGAGCACAACGATACGATCATCCTAGAGACTCGCAGGTATGGCGGTAAGAAGCCTGCGAACTCTTGGGTGACACGCAGGCGACGCTGTGTCGCTTGCTTGCATCGATTCACTACGACAGAAGTCATTAAAGGCGCTAATGACAAGGTATGGGACGCTGCATTGCGGGAGGATATGGCATGACAAAACTGACAGAATCCCACATGAAGGTGCTTAAGTATCTTTCTAAGCGAAAGACTGAAGCCACATTTAAGGAGATTCAACTACAAACCAGACTTGGCATTCCGACAACCAAGTACGTTATTCGAGCACTGCTTCATGATGGATACATCAAGAAACGATCAGAGAGGATTAATCGCGTAACGGAACGGTTCTATACCTTTGCAAGCTGGGAGCCAGTACCGAAAGAACCTGTTAAGAACCCTGTCAAGTTCACTAAGACGCGTATTACGATAGAACCCAAGTTTTTCAACAATCCGTTTAGCGTAGGTGCTTCATGAGTGAGATGACCAGGGAAGAGATGCAGGCCAAGATGGAAACGCTTTATGCGCTTACCAGAGAGTTACGAACCATGCTTGCAAGAACTGATCACAAACTCAAAGTCAGAGAGATGTTCATCCATGCCTTGCTCGACCCTGATGCTTTTGGATATGCCGTAGAAAACTCTGTCAGGGAAGAAGCCTGGAAAATCCTACAAGGAGAACGCGATTGAGCAAGCTAGGTAAAGACCGAGGTGCTAGTTATGAGCGTGAGGTCTGTAATGCGCTTACAGAGCGTTTAGGAACCAAGGTGACACGCGTACTAGGGCAAGCAAGAGATGGAGGCTCAGACATCGATCTAGGGCCTTTTATGATCGAATGCAAGCGTCGCAGGAAGATTGCTCTCTACGAATGGATGGAGCAGGCCAAAGTCTCATCCAAGGGTGAGAAGGTGCCTGTCGTGATTTGCAGGGCTGATGGCAAAGAGAGTCTAGTGATCTTTAGACTTGACGATGCGATCACGCTCATGCAGAATGAATTGTGACTCCGCTGAATCTGCCAGTAGGTTAAGCGCTTGAGGCAAGCGAGCAGATAGCCTCATCACGTTGTCTCCCCCTGTGAGTAAGTGGATTTTGCCCCGTCCTAGCGACGGGGTTTTCTTTTCGCAGTCTTTGCGGATTCTCGAAAATTCTTGGCGGTGGGGGAGCCTTTACTACCTGGCTTTCTCATTTTCTCGCCAGAGCCTGCTGCAATGCGAGCACGTTTGGCATGAATGTTTGCGTACAGTCCTTGTTTCATCTAACACCTCCAGCGTCTTCTAGCGGCCTTACCTCTTGGGCCAGACCATGATCGTGATCGAGCACAGAAACTCTTCTTCCTGGCCTTTTCTCTTGGCGTTGAAGGGTTAGGTGCAGGCGCTTGCAGATTGGAGCCTGTAGCCCTGTTATAAGCCTTCCTACCGGCCTCTGTCATGCCACCACCTTCAGCCACTGACTGAAAGTGCCTTCCTTTGCCGCGGGTTGTCTTTGCAATTGGGTTTGCCATGCTTACCTCATCATCAGTGCTTCAGCTTCTCGACGCTTGGTCAACCCTGGAAGCACTCGGCCAGCAGCCTTGTTCCACTTGCGGCACTCCACCGCTGCACCCTCCCAGTCGCTTGCGTCAATGCGTTTCTTGAAGGTGGAGATTCTGTAGTTACCAAGGCCACAGTTATACGCCCAACTGATGACTGCAGCAATACGTCTAGGGCTTGCAGAAAGAAGCCTCGGTGAGAGTTTTACCAGTCCGGATACGAAGTGCCGGACATGCTCCTGAAGGGCAGCTTCGGCCTGTTCTTTTGTCCAGACAGTGTATTGCCTAATATCACGACCAGTAGAACCATAACCAATAGTCCAAGGCTCACCACCAGTAGCGGGGTCAGGATAAGCACAGCAACCACCATCAGGAAGCCTTCGAGCATAACCTTCAAAGGGCTTGATGAGTACGTTGATGGCAAGCTCAATCGCTTCATTCACTTGTACGCCGCTCTTGCCATAAACGTTTCATTAGTTGTGAAGCTCGCAACCTTTGACTCAGCGATTGTTTCCAGCCTTTTGTACCTACATGACGATTCTTTTTAACCATATCAGTCATGTTTTCTTTTTGCGTCCCTAAAAAAAGATGTTCAGGATTAACGCACTTACGGTTATCGCATTTATGCAACACCAAAAGATTAGCAGGAATGGTTCCGTTAACAAGTTCCCATGACATGCGATGAGCGTTTACTGGAGTCTTTGAATCCAATGCAAATTGGCCGTAACCAGTTTGCTTAAACAATGACCATTGCCATTCCCAACAACCGTTTTCAACGCGGCTAACTTTTGACCAAAACCTACAAGCAATTGAACATTGCTTTTCTCTTCCGCCATTTTTGCGCTCAAATAATCTTCCGCAATGACTGCAATTGATAGGTATTTTTTTGGTCATGACTTTTGATATTTCTCTATTGATCTACCAACAAACCAAAACGAAATCACCATGGTGAAGAGTCCAAAGTCATCTTCATCCCAACACTTCACAATCACTTCATGCCATGGCGCATTGCTTTGAAACGCAAGTACAAGCGAAGTCGCCTTGACTGCCGCGTACATGAAAAACAAAGCCCATGTGATGCCCGGACGAACCAGTGCCGAGATTCCAGCCACAAACCAACCAGAGGCTTTAGCCGTTTCAGCCTGTTCTTGAAAGGCCGCTTTGATCGTGTCAAGTTGCTGAGTCGAGTAGTCAACGTACTTCTCCTCCATCTTGAAAGTGCCGCGCATCTTCTCAAGATCGGTCTGCAACTGAAACATGTTCAGCTCATGCTGGCGTTCGTTCTTCTTGTCGAGGAACTTCAAGACCTCTGGCGCTAATCGAAACAAACCACCAAAGATGCTGCCAAGCAAACCACCACTAAGTAACTCAAACATAGTTATCCTTTTGCAGTGATTTGATCTGAACCTTTTTTAACCGTTACTTTAGAGCCTTCAACATCAACCTGCATCGGTTGCTCGGCACGGTCTAACTTGTCTAAACGATGGATCAAGTCTTTAATCACTTCAAACTCAGGCTTTTCTTGCTTGGGTGCGGTTCCAGCAATACCGTTAAGCATTTGAATCAGCGCAGTAAGTGAAGCGCCAAGCAAGCCCATAACAGCGGCGATCTTTTCGCCCTCAAGGAAAAGAGATGCACCAACACCTACAATCACGATTAGGAAGATATACAGTAAGCCATCTTCGCCAATGGCTTTGCCTGCTACTTCTTTGGCCGAATCTTGCGCTTTAAGCTCTTCAAGCCTAATCTTAGCTTGCGCTTTAAGGACTGCTAGCTCGTGAGTCTTATCATCCATCACTTGTTCAGAATCTGATCAATGCGTGTATGCGCTTTATCGGCTGTCATGTGCAAATGTTCAACCTTAGCCTTGAGTTCTGCCAGGTCTGAACGAATAGCCACATAAGCACCAAACGCTCCAGCAGCAGCACCAATCAGGGCTTGTATGACTACTGACATTGACACTTCCATTTAGGACATCCCTTCGCCCGGTGTGATGTACAGGTTGTGCGTACCCGTATCAACAATGGCAGCAAAGTAGACCGGATTAGTTCCATTGGCCTGGCCGTTGGTAATCACAATTCTACTGTTAGGCGGAACGACAAATCCATACTCACCAGTACCAGACGTTGGTATCACCGCTGTAGTTCCGCTACTTGCACCTGTCTTTACAAAGATTTCATGGTTGCCATCGTTGTAAAGCGCAAACTGGTTAGCAGGCGTGTCAGCGTAGACAGCAACATTCGCAGATGTTGTTGTTACGCTTAAAAGGTAAGTCTTGCCAGTAGCAAGAAACGCAATATTATTTGCCACCTTTGTTCCCCCATTGCTGCGCTGCAGTCATGGTGCCATAGCATGGCGCACCATTGGTGAACTTAGGCTGGAAGTTAGGGTTGACCTGCTTGGTCGTGCCTTGGCTAGGCTTTAGCACCACCTGTTTGCTCACTACTTTCGTCATCGTCATCATGCTTTGTTTCCTTCATCAAGGATGGTAAAAACACTGTGATGGCAAAGATAAGCAATGCGGCGATCCGCTCATAACTCGGCCCCCACATTGTCCAGCAAGCTAAGGCAAAAGTCATCGACAACGCCAAGATTGTCAACACCCTCGCCACCACTAACTTCAAACTAATGCGTACTACCTTCAACAGAAGATTCGAATCCATGTTCAGCCTCATGGGGTTAATTAAGGTTATCTAGTCTACCTTAACTATCTTCATCTTCGTCTTCATCCATAAAGCCTCTACCCCAGTCAGCATCACTCGCTTTCAGGCGTATGGCTTCTAACTTCAATGCTCGATCAATAATCTTCGACTTATCGGTAAGGCTTGCTTCCGGGTCTGCCATGACTTCAGCCAAGAGTTTGCTTATCGCAGCCTCTAAGTCAGGGTTTATGCCCGACTGCTTACGCTTCACCGCATCATGCGGCGCTTGGGCTGGCGCTCAGGCATCTTGTTCATAGGCTGGCGACCTAATGCACGTTGCGCTGCAAGCGAGCCTGCAACTTCATTGCGACCTGCCTCTGCTGCCTGCGCTTCTTGGCGCTTCATTTCTTTGTTTCCTTCTGCTTTCATCATGCCATCGTAGTTCATCGCATACCTCTCTTGGTTTTACGCGCTGTGGAATAGGCTATGGCCGCAGCCTGCTTGACTGCAGCTCTCTTACTGGCAGGACGGCTTGTGCCAATCTTGCCACTTTCTTTGAACTTCCGCACCATCTCTCCGATGTTGCCGGAAATAGTTTTTTGACTACTACCTTTCTTAAGGGGCATTTCCACCTCCCAAAATTTGTTGTTGAGCAACATAGCCGGTTGCGCCAAAACCAGCGCCATAAGCAACAGCTTTTTTAATGGTTGCAATTGCTTTGCGTTGAGCTTCTACGTCATTACTGAGACTGTCAGCTTGCCTCATCATAAGATCACGAGTTTCTTCGTTTATTAAGTTTTTATCTTTAAGTTGTTTTGCGAGAAGTCTCATTTCTTTTACTACTTGAGCAGGTTTTTCTGCTCTTATGAGATTGGATTCAGCCTCTAAAAGCGTGTCAATCATTTGCCTTTTATTGGCTGCTGCGCTTAATTGTTGATTCAACTTTTGTTCAAATGCTTTCTCAGGTGCGGCTGCAGCACGTTTTGCTAAGTCGCCAGGTTTTTCAATTGTCCCAAGAACATCTGCCAGTCGTGTTTGCGATCTTTGAAACATTGATCCAGACGCTTCTCTTGCAGCCTTGGCTTCTCCTGCAACCGCTTTAGCAACATCGAGTTGGCCTTTAGCGTCATTGACAGCACGTTGCGCAGTCTCCCTTGCTGTTCGTATGCTTTTGAATTCATCATACAAACCAAGTTGCTTAAGTGGTCGCTCATTAGCTAGCAACCAAGTTCTAAGAGATGCCTCTGTAGGAACGGCTTCTTTTCCAAAAAGATTTTGCGTGAAATACAAGCGACCAGACTCTCGCAAGTTTGGAGAGACTTCAAGCAATCGAGAGAACACTGGATTGCCTTGCTGGGCCTTGCGAACAATTTCACCCGTAACTTGAGCTTCTGTTAATTTTTCAGCAGTTGACAGCGGGTCAACATCAATGACCCTAGCAAGAGCGCCATTACGCTCAACAATGTCAAGAGGCCTCGACAATGTTCTGAAAGCTCCAAGCGCTTGCTTGTAGTCATCAGGTGTTTGCTTAATCAAATCACCTCTAAGCTGTTTCAGAACATTTAAGACTTCCTTGTTTGCAGCAAGCATCCTTCCTTCTTCAGTCTGGAAGATATCTTTGCTTAGATACTTTCTTAAAGAGTCGGCATTACGCAGGCTAAGTTGGTTGATAACCTTCCCATCGGACCCTTCAGTGCCTGCAAGGTACTTAACCTGATCAAGCATCCTAATTACATTTGGATTTCTTGTTTGTTCTTTAAGATTTTCAATGGTTGATACAAGTCTGTTTGTATTGACTACAGGTTGATCACCGTACTTTTCTAATACATTTGAAAAGCCCGACCCTTCCGCTCTAGTAGCAACCAAATCTCTTTCTAGTTTTTGCGTAGCTTGGCGAAGTTCTGATCCAAATTGCTCTGCATTGATGCCAGGCTGTTTTAATAAGCGCTGTTCTAATTGATCTACAGCGTTTTTTGCAGCGCCAAATTGCTCTTCTGCCTGACCCATTGATGCTTGCGCTCTTGCGAGCCTTTGCTGCTCTGCAACATTTTGTGCCGCAACTTGCTCAGTGATTGGTTTGCGTAACTCAGCGGCTTGCAAAGATTCCAACTGTTTTGGCGTATACGGTTGATTTGCCTGACGTTGCTGACGAACAATTGGTTGCTGCCTAATTTGACCCAACGCTCTTTCTGTAAAACCACGCTGCCTTTCAATGTCAGCAAGTTCTTGCTCTGTTCTTGCTATACCTGGTTGCAGTTCAGCAAATCCAGCCTGACGAACGCGCTCGGCCTCTGCTGCCGCAGGCTTACCTCTTGCGGTACTTATTAATTCGCCAGTCTTACCTATACCGTAGCGAGCAAGTCCCGCCCCACCAGTCAAAATAGAAGGCGCAAGCCCAGTCAAAAGTTCAGCTACAGGCCTACGAGTTGGCGTTACCATGCCAGCCTCTTGCATTTTTTGACCAATGTATTCAGAACCCATAAATGGCTTTTCTTCTTTATAGCCAAATGGGCGCATCAACATGGTTGCAATATCAACAGGAGCGCCAATCGTTCCAGCAACCAATGCTCTGTTAACTACATCAGTTACTGGACGAGTGTTTACAATAGGTTCAGAAACCGATTTTGATCCACTAGGTATTTGACTTAATACGTTTATTGAAGGCGCGTCTTCCCAACCAGAAGTTTGCGTTTTTGGTCGTGCAACTTGTGTATCGGGCGCGTCTTCCCATTTGCTCATCACTGACTCCTTAGCCGTCTTGCAAATTTGCCTGTTGCAGGATTAGTTCCATATTCATATTTATCAGGTTCATAACTGCCAAAAGCGGAAATTGCCTGTTGTTGTTGAGATTCTGATTGAGGTTGTGGCGCAGCGGGTTTTGTTCCTGACGTACCAGGCATTCCTTGAACTCTAGCTATGGCGCTCATCTCTCCTTCATCAAAGCCATAGTCTTTCCCACGGCCAAACAATTCCTTCTGCCTGGTTTCTAAAAGTTTGTCATACGTTTCTGGCGAGTAAGCTCTTGGGTCAAGAATTGGGCCAACTGTTTTTTGCGTAAATACTGGGACTCTAGTTCCAGTCAAGCCTTGCTCAATTTTGAAAGCCGCAAGAATTGCGTCCTTGATAAATAAAGTTGTTTTGTCCGTTCCAGACAATTCTTTACTTGCAAGCACTGCAGCAATGTCGCCTTCCGTTGTTTCTCTGCCGACCAAACTCCTAATTTTTGTAAGAATAGGAGCTGGAACGGCTCGCAAACCAGTCTGAATTTCCGGGTCTTGCAAACGATCTCTGAGCTTAGAAACCTCAAGCAAACCTTGCCCTGTATTAATAACATCCAAAGCCAATTTGTCAGTTGGCAACTTTTTGCCTGTGAGTTCCATAACTTGAAACCTTGGGCCAGCAGTACCCATTTTGGTTCCAGCTCTAACGCCTTCCATTTCTTTGCGGTTTTCTTGGCGCAAATTTTCAAGCATAAGTTGGTTGCTTAACGCCATTTCTTTAGTTGCACGAGCTTGTTCTAAACGAGCTTTACGATCTTCAATAGCCTTGTTAATTTCAATCATTGACTTGGTAGCTTCGCCACCAGCCTTTGTGGCCGCATCAAACATCTTATTAGAAGCGTCGTACCGGCCTTTAGCTATGTCTACATACATAGAGCCGCCTTGGATTTCCGCCTCTAACAAAGCCTTAAACTTATTTGCTTCCGCTGTTTGCCCGGCTGACTGCGCTCTAAGCGCAGAGTCATATAGCGCTTTAACTTCTTCTAGCTTTTGTTTTTGCGTATCAAGGGCTTTTTCAAAGATTATCTTCTCTCGATCAAAGACATCTTTACGGCCTTGCCTGTATCCATCAACCATGCCCTTCATGGCTTTCAGTCCAGCAATACCACTACGCTTTGCAGAACCTCCTGCTAGCGCACCAATGAGCATCATTGATACCGCAATCGTCTGTAACTGTTCTGGTGTTTGCTGAGTAGGTGCAAACTCAATAGGCTCAGGCCGCATGGCCGTGTACTTTTCTTCTAGCGCCGCCGTATCCTTGGCTTGCCTTTCGAGCATCGTTCCGTAATCTTGAGCACCTTTCTGCCTCTTAGCTTGCAAGTCAGTCATAGCGCTTTCTATTCCGCCAAGACTTTCTTTCATGACTTCAGGACGCAATTCTTCTGCACGAGCGCCACGCTCACGTTGCCTAGTGAGCTGTTCTTCAATCGTGCCAACAGGTTTAGTTGGCGGTTGATTTAACTGCGACGTTAAATCGTCAATTGGATTGCGAAGACTAGTGACGCTTGTTGTCATGATTAACCACCTAAGGGGCTAGTTAAAGGTGTCTTCCTAGCCTGCGTTGCAGGCGTTTGTACTGGCTTAGCAACTTCTGTTGATGGCGTACCAGCAAGAATGCCGCCTGCTGCACGAAGCGCTTCGCCTAATGCGTCAGCCACTTGTGAGTCAGCTTGGTAGCCTGCAAGAATAGCCTGTTGCAGATACTTGTCTGAAATGCCAATGTTCTTCAAGCCTTGGTTGATCAAGTCTTGAGCACCACGCTGTTGCATCTCAGTGGTTCTTGCCGCCAGTTGTTGTTGCGCGGTTCCTGATCTTTGGCCCGTGTTTGCTAACGCTTGACGTTGCTGGGCTTGAAACGCTGCAATCTGTTGCATTTGCACCGGCGTTAACTCACCACGCATACCAGCGCCAAGTTGCTGCTGGCCTACTTCTCTAGGAGCCTGGCCTAATTGGCGCAACTCACCTTCCATCTTACGGGCCTGCTGGTAACCGCGTCGAGCCATAAGCGCTGCCAATGCTGACTGCCCTAATGCCGCACCTGTTGGCGTCTTCAATCCTTCTAAAACTTGTCTAGCTCCAGATTTAACAAGATCGCCCATTTCACGTTGAGGAGCCGCACCTTGATCTATCGCCTCCTGCTTGAAGTCTCGAACCTGCTGCGGCCCAACAAACTCACTAGGCATTTGTGGCAACTGAGGCGTAAACGATCTAGTCATTGCTGGCTCAAACTGTGGTTGAGTTTGCGCTTGCTCCATCGTATCGGCAGGTGCTGAGTAAATAAATGCGTTACTCATATCAATAGGTTGAGATACAGTTTCCGGCGAAAAGACCTGGTTATCAAATCCTTGCTGTTCAGCAGGAGCCATGTCTTCATAGCTACCAAGAAAGTCACCGTTCTCAAACTCAGGCAATCCCGTTGCAGGATTCATGGTGCCAGCGCCACCTCTAGACTTTAGTAGTGCAGCCTCTTGCGGTGTGATGTGCGCCAAGATAGTATCTTGTCCACGGCCCTGCCTGCGTAGCATCTCTGCTAAGGCTTTGAGATCGAGGCCACCACCGAGAAGTGCGGCAAGTTGTTTAGCCATGATTAGATTCCTAACAATCGACGTAATTTCAACGATCTAACATTCCAGACAGGCTGTTGTTCTTCTTCAGGCGTACCCTCTATACCACCAGTACCACCTTCTGACAAGCCCGGTCTAAGCGGAAGTATCTGTGCCGTTTCCTCAACCCTGCTACCAGGCATTACTGTTGGCCTTACAGTTCTAGGACTTACTGTTAACCGCTGTTCTACTGTAACTGGAGGCGTTTCTACAACCGACTCTGGCGGCGTAAATGGAGGCGGCTCAATAGGAGGTGGAGGTGGCGTATCAGGTACGGTTGGTTTCTCTAACTCTTTGATGATCTGCTGCAGCAATTGGTCTTCAGGTGTAGGTTCTGTGACCGTAGGCTCAGGAGGCGGCGAGATTAAGTCTTCTGGCTGCGTAGGCTCAGGCTCTTCCGTATTTATTTGAGGCGTAGGCTGAGGCGTAACCTCTGGTTGCGTGGTTACCTCTGGCTGAGGCGTTACTTGCGTTACGGTCTCTGGCTGAGTTTGTGTGACAGTCTCTGGTTGCGTTTGAGTCTGAGTTTGTGTTTGGGTTTCAGGCTGAGTCTGAGTCTGCGTAACGGTTTCGGGCTGAACTTGCGTTGCAGTATCAGTTGCAGTCTGTGTTCCAGTCTGTGTTTGTGTACCAGTTTGTGTGGACGTATCAGTCCCGGACGTAACCGCTGTACTTGTATCTGCAGCCGTTGTTGCCGATGTAGCCGTGTTGTTAGTCGTATCAACGGTTACGCTGGCTCCTGGCGTTAATACAGTTCCTCTTGTATCGACTGATGGCACATTGGTAGCCCCGCCATCTTGCGTTAGCACAAGTGATGTTCCATCACCATTGTCTTGCAGAACGACACCAGTAATCGTTGCGCCAGTATCTACAACCGCACCAGTTCCACCGGTACTAACAACAGGGCCAGTAGGAGCTACAGTAGGTCTTGGGTTTGCAATAATTTGCGCA